AAGGCCGCTGTGCGCGGGGCCGGTGCGGCGCGCAATGAACCCGGCCAGGCCGTCCTCGGTCACCAGATGCTTGCGTGCCACATTAACCGTGGGCCCAAACTCCCCGGCACGCACAAGCTGCTGTACGGTGGATTTTTGCACGCCCAGCATCTCGGCCAGGCGGTCGGCGGTGTAGAGGGTCATGGGGTTACCTCCTTTTGCAAATTTATCCTTGTCAACCTCTTGGAAGTCCGAAGCAGGGGACTGGTGGGGGCTTAAGGATTTTTCTTGAGCAGATAGTCAATAGAACAATTGAAAAGACTCGACATAGCTTCAAGCTTTGACTGGGGAATGTTCCCGCGAGCCATCCAGTTATAAACAGTCTTCCGAGTTACGCCAAGTTTTTCAGCCAATTCTTCAATAGTCAGCCCCATGCGGCTTCGCTCGGCATTTATGTTGGGATAAGGCATTACTATTACCTCCTTTCATTTTGCGTTACTCATTTCGGGTAACTGCAATTATAATATACCCGTTTTGGGTATTTGTAAAGACAAAAAATGCTCAAAATGAGTTGATGCAAATTGTGCACCATGCCCATTTTGAGTATTTTTTGCGCTTTGTAGTTGACCTGTTACTCGTTTTGTGTATTATAATATACATATAGAGTAAAAGGAGGTTCGTATAATGAACCGAATGCAGGAACTGCGGCAGGAACGCGGGATAAGCATGAAAGATGCAGCGCGTGCGCTGGAAATGCCCTATACCACTTATGTGAATTACGAAAAAGGTACACGCGAACCGAATTCCGAAACGCTAATTAACATTGCGAATTTCTATAATACTTCTATTGATTATCTGCTGGGAAAAAGCAATGTTAGAATAGATGACAAAACTTTAGATATTGTAAATGAAATAGATGGAGATCTCCTTGCTCAAGCAGGCAATATTAAGGATGCCCTAATCTTGCAGAAAAAGCGAGATGATGCCATCCCCGCCGGCTTTGAACCCCGCCCCAAAACCGTCAAGCGGCCGCTGGTGGGGGATATTGCCTGCGGTGAGCCTATCACCGCAGAGCAGAACGTGCAGGAGTATGTGGATGTGCCGGAGGGTATCGTCTGCGATTTCTGCCTGCGCTGCCATGGCGACAGCATGATTGATGCCGGCATCCGGGATAATGATGTGGTCTACATCAAAACCCAGCCGCAGGTGGAAGATGGCGAAATAGCCGCCGTCCGCATTGGGGACGAAGCCACCCTCAAGCGCGTGTATTATGACGGCAGCACCATCACCCTTGTGCCCGCCAACAGCGCCTACCGCCCCAAATCCTACTCCGGCCCGGAGCTGGATGACATCCAGATAGAAGGCAAGGCAACGGGGTATACACACTGGTTTTGAGAAAGCACGTTAAATAAATATGCCACAGCGAGTGGCAGAAAGGCGGCACACAGTGAAATCAAAGCTCTGGAATACGATAAAAAGTCGTCCATACCTAGTGACATTTTGCGCAGTTTTCGTACTGATTTTTTTGCGATTTGGAATTTCTTCGATTCAAAGAGGAAGCACCCCGGCCTTTGTCCTTTTAGGCATAGCAATTATTGCGGCAGTTCTTTCGTTTCCGCTGGTAAGAATTGAGAATCTAATCAGAATACGGGTTCTTGAATATAAGATTAAAAAGCTCAAAAAAGTGCTGTCAGATAACTACTACCCGGAAATGCAAAACAAGCTTGCGGCAGTAGATGCCATGGATGGCCATGAATTTGAATATTTCTGTGCTGAACTGCTAAAGGAAAATGGTTTTGTAAATGTAGAGGTCACACAGGCCAGCGGAGACTTTGGCGTGGACGTTCTGGCAGAAAAAGACGGCGTAACTTATGCCGTGCAGTGTAAATGCTATTCGGATAAGGTAGGGAACCATGCTGTGCAGGAAGCAACATCCGGCGCGCAGTATTACCACCGGATGGTTGCTGTAGTGCTTACCAACAGTACATTTACCCCCGCGGCAATCGAAACGGCCCAGAAGACGAACGTTTTGCTTTGGGACAGGGAAAAGCTGAAAGAAATGATGGCGTGAAGTGGTAAGTTGTCTGCAGAAGGGAGAAAAAACGCGATGACTTTTCAGGAACAAGTAGGCAGGATCACGGCTGAAGATAAATTTTTGTATGCTTCAGAATCTGAGATTAGAAAATTACTGGGAGACAATCCGCTGTCACCAGCGCAGATGGAGGGGCGTCTGCGAGCTAACTTGTACGCAGATGTTACGCTAAGTAGTAACAGAAAGAGGACATCGACGCTTCTCTCCATGGGAGTGAAAAGAGGAGATCCAATAGAATTAAAATTATCAAAATCGGGAGATGTGGAGTGCTTTCCGATTGAAGCATATTGGAACGATACAAAGATTGGGGAACTGCGACCCAGCTATTTGGAAGACGCTATTTACAATGCAAAAAAGGAAGCGCGCCCCATTTTTGCGGCAGTTTCTTTGATTGACAAAAGGACAAAATTTTTTATTGAAATAGCAACATATAAATAAAAAAAACGCCCCCGGTGCTACCAACACCGAGAGCGTTTCCATAGATCAGCTTGCCCACCAAAAGTGGATACAATACCAACCCAACACTTGTATTGTATCACCTTTAAGGCAGGCTTACAAGTCATACCTTGGAGGTGTATTTTTTATGCCCAAACAAAAATTGACCCGCCGTCCAGATGGCCGCTACCAGAAGCGGATCACCCTTTCCAACGGCAAAACGCGGCTGGTGTATGGCCGCACCGAAGCGGAACTGAAAGCCGCGGTGCGCTCCGTGCAGGCGCAGGATGAAGCGGGGCTGAAAGTGGGGGACCACACCCTGGTGGGCGAGTGGGCAAAAATCTGGCTGCGCTCCTACAAGCAGGGGCTGCGGCCCGCCACCACCAAAATGTACCGGGATGCCTACAATCTGCACATCATGCAGCACATTGGATGCATGGAGCTGCAGGAGGTGCGGCCGGTACATATCCGGGCTATTATGGCGGAAATCACGGAGCAGTCGGAATCCCTGCAGCACAAGGTGCTGATCACGGTGCGGCAGATCATGCAGACGGCCCAGGCAAACCACCTGATCCGCGATGACCCCACCGACGGCATCCGCATTACGACCCACGCGCGCCCTAAGCAAAAGAAATACCTGACGCAGGACGAAGCGGAGGAACTGTTGTCCTCTATTGCGGAGCCGCGGGCCAAGGCGTTTTGCGCGCTCTGCTATTACTGCGGCCTGCGCAAGGAAGAGGCCCTGGGCCTGCAATGGCGGGATGTCGGCCCGGCGGCGCTGGTTGTCAGCCGAGCCGTGACCTTTGCGGGCGGCAATCAGCCGGACCCCAGCATGGAGCTAAAAAACGCAGCATCCCACCGCCTGGTGCCGGTACCTGCCAAGCTGCGTGCGATTCTGGACGCCACCCCACACCTGGGGGAGCACGTTGTGACCAAAGCCGACGGCGGCGTGATGACGCAGTCAGCCTATAAAAAGATGTGGGTCTATTATGTGGCGGGGGTGTCACTGCTGCCGGTGCACGCCCACATGCTGCGCCACAGCTATGCCACCTGCCTGTACCACGCCGGTGTGGATCTGCGCACCGCCCAGCAGCTGCTTGGTCACGCCAGCATCGAGATGACCGCCCGGATCTACACCCACCTGGAAGCCGAAGACGGCCTGAAGATGAGCGGCAAACTGGACGATTATTTCAACGCCGCCCCGTCCGCTGCGGATAGAACGGAGGGCACGGCCTGACTACAAACTGACTACATCCCGGACCCATCCTGACTACTTTTGACTGCCTGAGACTAACGGTAAAGCGATAATTTGAACGTTGTATCGTTGCCCAGTACTGACTCTTAATCAGTGGGTCCTGGGTTCGAGTCCCCGATGGTGCACCAAAAATAGCGCGGTAGAATGTGCAAAACATTTGCCGCGCTTTTTACTATATGTTGGGCTGACTACATTTTGACTACAAAGGCATAAAAAATAAGCGGCGGGCTACCCCTATTTTCAGGAGACGGCCCGCCGCTTTTGTTATGGATTATTTAACTTGCCAGTCAGTTGCCTTTGCCGATCTGCTTAATAACCTGATCCGCGCCGGTGGCAGCCAGGCCGGAAACAATGCCCACGGCCAGGGCGGTCAACGGATCCGCGGCCGGGAAGTCCGGCACGTTGATGTACATGGCAGCCAGGCCCAGCAGGCCGCCAAGGGCGCCGCAGATGGACGGCAGCCATTTGTTAGCAAGCGGCGTTTGTTTGACCGCTGTTGCCGCCAGGTAGCAGATAACCGTAATCGCCGCCACCCCTGCCATACCAAAAGATGCAAAATCCATGAGTTTTTCCTCCTATGTATTCGTGTTCAAGCGGTTTTGTTCTCGAGATCGGTGATGCGGTGGTTTGCAACCTTGATTTGTTCTTCCAGCACCGGTACACGTTGGGCAAAATTATTGTGGGCACGGACTTCACGGGTCAGCTCTTCAATTTTTGTATCGGTCACGGCTTGCGCGGTGGCCATCCTCTGCTCTGTGCGCCGCTGCCCGGCAAGATTGGTAATAATAACGCCGATAAGGCTCAACCCGCCAGTAATCAGCGCAACAACAATAGCATCCACCAAATCACTCCTCCACATATTCGGCCTTGTACAGCCCTGCATCAATCAGCTGCAGCTCTGCACACTTGCGCATGATGTACCAGGCGTCGCCGCTGGATACCGGCCCAACGTCCAGCATCCACTGGTTGCCATCTGCACAGGTTTCGCGGTATAGGCCGGCGGAGATAAGCCCCAGCCCCTCGCACAGGGCGCGAATGGTTGCGCGGTCGCCGCTGGAGATACGGCCAATGGTAATACGCTGCTTGTCCAGCTTGTTGGGGGTGGTGTCCTCCGGGGTGGGCGCGGTGTGGCCCTGCAAGCCTGCCTGGATCATCAGCTGCTCATAGTCCTTGTATACCCTGTTGCAATCCAGGCTGGTGCCGTAGCCGGGCACGCCCAGAGCGTTGCGGCTGCTGTACTGCCAGATGCCATACGGCAGGGGGCAGGTGCATGTGCTGCCATACTGGGCAACCCAGATATCGTATTTGGACAGCGCCTTGTAGTCCAGGCGGTTGCGAATAAAATTGCAGCTAGCATACAGGATGCCGTAATACCCCGCCGCCTCGATTTCGCCAAGGAACGCTTCCACCAGCGCGGTGCGCTGAGCGTTGGTCAGCCGCAAAATGCACGGCTCATACTCAATGTCATAGGCCACCGGCAGGCACAGGTGCTTGTCCTTGATCGCGGCCAGGCAGCAGCGGGCCTCCTGGCGTGCCTCCTCCGGGGTGCTTGCATAACTGTACCAGTACACGCCGTACTGGATACCCAGGCGGGCGCATTCCGCTGCGTTGCGCTCAAACTGCGGGTCAAC